GTTCAGGGCTATCTGTAAGAATAGCAACGACGTCTACCACAGAAAAATACCATTCTTCCGTTTCTGCATTCCATACTGTTCGCACCGTCTTGTCATTGAAAATCTGAATTTTGTTTTGCATCTGTTTTCACTCGCTTTATTTCAGTATATCACGCCTGTTTACTTACTCCGCAACTCTCTCAATTTTGCACACGTGCTTTTTGGTTTCCTTGTCATAGGTTATTCCGACGAGTAGCATATTGTCTTTATAATGCTCCAAAGCTTGAGGGTAATTTTTATTCTTTATCTGATCGATTGCCGTATCTACCGTCTCATCGAATTTCAGCTCTACCACCATCGCGGGATTAACCTTGCTTATAGGTAAGTACACTATATCCGCAAAACCTTTGCCCGTCGGCATTTCGCGCACTATCGTATAATAAGTATTTGCATAAATATAAGCATATGCCACAACCGCGTGTAAAGAATTCTCGTCGTTATATTTCAAGATTGAAGTATTCTTACTATGTGCCTCATCAAGAGCCTTGGCTACATACTCCTCGTTTCCTTTCCATGTTTCTTTTAGGAGTTCCTCAGAATTATTGATGTACTTTGCAATTTCACCATATTTTTTAGAGTGCTTTACTGTCTTTGTCCACTCTTGCTGAATTTCGTAATTCGGAATATAACATTTCTTCTCTTGACTATCATAAGCAAGATAGCCCAAATGGATAAAAAATGTTAAGACATCGTCTTTACAATTTATCGCGGTAAGCGTATTATCGAAGTAGGAGACTTCAACGCGGATTCTCTCTCCCGCTATAAGCCTTTCTACGTCCTCTTTTAATCCGTTATAATCAAGCTCTATATAAGTAAACATCGTTTTAGCAGAGCTTGTTTGAACCCAATAATCGTCAAACCCGCTATCTGTAATGGCAGATATAACTGATTGCGGACAATATATGTTTGTCTGATTTTTGAAACGATAGCCGTTATACCACCGTTTCATCTCTCCGAAATCCATACTATACTCATCGCAAAGTCCTTTCACCTCTTCTTCGGTAAAGCCCATAAATTCTGAAAACCGATAAGGATGCAGCATTGTAATATTTTTGAATTCATTCAATTTAGACTGCGTTTTTTCACGAATTATAGGAAGTATTCCCGTAAGATATGCAAGAGAGATATTTGCCTTTATATCGCCGTTTTTAAAGAGGCTGTTAAGAAAATCTAAATATTCTGCTTGCAGTTTCGCATTATCCTCATAATTTCTGAATATAAGGTCATACTCGTCAATGATTATTATAAATTTCTGCTTGGGATACTTTTGTTTTATTGCAACTAACATTGAGGCTATAATACCCTCTTGGCGAGGTTTTACATCCGGAAATGCAAGACTCAATTCATCACAGACATACCCTTGAGCTTCTTTTACAATGTTTTCTTTATTATCCGTCGTCATTCCATCAACCGCAGCAAAATCAATACGAATAACATCATGCTTATTTAAGTTCTTTTCAAATGACGGGTCATTTTCTATCTTCAACCCTTTAAAAAGAGTGCGGGAATCACAGCCTTTGGAATAATACGCCGTAAGCATATTAGCCGCCATACTTTTTCCAAAGCGGCGGGGACGTGACACACAGATAAATTTTTGTGCCGATTTTCCTATACAGGAATTCGTTTCGGCTAACAACATTGACTTATCGACATAAATATCGTTGGATAAGTCATCTTGAAAAGCTTCATTATCGGGATTATAATAAACGCCCATAGTTCAACCTCCTTGTAAGGTCTATTTCCTTTTCCGCTAATAGTATATCATATTTCTGCGCAAAAATCAAGCGTTAAAATTATATATTCAGTGCAAAATTAAACTTCGGCAGATTTCCACCAAAGTTTTTTGTCTAAAGTATAGCTCTTTCGGTTTTTACTTTTTCTCCGACTCTAAAATCGGAGTTGCCTGCAAGTTCTTAAACAGCACAGTATGTATCCCGAACAGCCTCGCCGTTTTTTTAATTTCGTCTTGATAGCGGAAACGTATATCGAGCCTTTCAGCCGAATAGACGTATAAGCAATCGATGTAAATTTTTACAACCTCTTGCGTTAAAACCTTAATCGAACGATAACCGTCCATTTGGCTTATAAGCGTTTGCACCTCAAGCGGAATTACTTTTTCCTTTACCGATTGTAGCTTTTCCTCTTCCCTTTTTACGGCATCATTATAGCCTTCGATTTGATTATCCGCTTTTGCCTTTTCATCCTCATACTCATTTCGGGGAAGCTCCCCTTCCACATACCGCTCATACAGCTCGGCTTTTTTCTTTTGCACTTCACCTATCTTTAAATCGGTATCAGCCTTCAACGTATTCAATTTTTTATTTTTCTCTTCGATATTTTCCCTTTCTTTTTTCGTCTTGTTTTTTACCCTTCCCAAAAACACGAAAAGCTCCTTGAGCCTTTTTAACACGGCGTTTTCTATACCCCGGAGCGGATACTTTTCACTTGAACAAAGGCTATGCTTTACATCCCTTATTCCCTCTGTGCACCACACTCTTTTCTCTGAGCCTTTTGTGTTGCAAAACATAACCCTATGGCAATACCCGCAGCGTATTTTCTTCTTTAAGGGGTACATATGCGGTATCATCTTGCTTTTAGCTTGAACCCTTATCCTTTCCTGCGCCGTAATAAAGTCATCACGAGTTACTATCGCCTCGTGCGCATTTTCAGTTACATATTGCTCGCTTCGCGGTACGGAAATCGTTTTTTTTGTTTCTGCCATAATCGATTTACTCTTTCCGAGTACCATTGCGCCCGTATACGTATAGTTCCTGAGAATTCTTAATATTTTCGAGCTATTCCATATCCCGTGAGGAGTAAGCATATAGTGCGCATCCTTACCCGCGACCTTATTTTGCTTATTATACTCCGACGGAATTAAAACTTTATTGTCGTTCAGATAATCCCTTATCGCCACCGAGTTCTTTCCTGCTACCGCGAGAGAAAATATCGTCCTCACAACCTTTGCTGCAGGCTCGTCTATCAGATAATGCTTACGATTTTCGGGGTCTATTTTATACCCGTAAGGCACGGCACCGCTCGTAGGTATTCCCTTTGCCCACTTTATCTTATTTGCCGAAACAAGTTTTTTACCTATATCCCGACTGTACATAGTATTTACGAGGTTGCTTACAGCCATATCAAGCCCTATCGCTCCGTATTCCGAATTTTTGCTATCAAATGCGTTATTTATCGCAATAAAACGAATATCCAACACGGGGAATATTTCTTCGATATATTTTCCGACTTCGATATAATCCCTGCCGAAACGCGACAAGTCCTTTACGATAACCGTATCTATTATTCTGCTCTTTATAGCTTCCAGCATTCTCTGAAAGGCGGGGCGGTTGAAGTTTGTACCCGTGTAGCCGTCGTCGATATATTCCACTACGGGTATATCCTTGAACTCGTCGTATGCGGAAAGATAATTTTTTATGAGCTTGCCTTGATTTTCGATGCTGTTGCTCATATCCTTTTTTCTTTCGTTTAAATCGCCGTCCGCTATGGATAACCTTTTATACTCGCCTATCATTTTTAATTTTCCTCCGATAACTTTTTTTATTATAACCCTACCTGGAAGGATTCCGACGAGCGTGTTTTTTACAGTACTCGGTTATCTCGTCTATTTCCTTTTGATTCTTGTATGTAATGGTTATTTCCTTTTTAACATTTACGCTTATGTATTCCACAAGCGCGATAAGCATTTGCCGCGTGAGCGTTTCCGCGTTTTGATACCGCTTAAACTGTTCTATCCACGGAAGGGAGTCTACGCTGAGATTTTCAAGCAGCTCACGTTTCTTGGTTGCCTCTATCTGCTGTTTCTTGCTCTCGTCCATCTTTTCTGTAAACGTCTTTTTAAATGCCGCGTACTCTTCCTTGGTAATGATGCCGTTTACGGTATCCTCAAATGACTGTTTTAACAACGCGCCGTATTTTTCTATGTTTTGCTCGCTTTCTATTATTTTTCGTTCCATATCGCTATCAAGCCTTTTAAAGTACGGTATCTGGCTCAGCCTATCCACTTCCTTTTCCAATTCGGTTATTTCCTCTATTTTTTTCTTGATTTCAGAAAACACCATACCCCGTAGCTTATCCTCGCTTATGAGATGAGAGGAGCACCCCTCTCCGCGCTGATACGTGCCGCAATGGAGATAAATATACCTATTCCCTCTCGTCCAGCCTGTGCGCCTTAACATATTCCGTCCGCAATCTGCACACCTTACCATGCCCGAAAATATTTTCACGCAGTCCTTTTCCCGCGACAGCCAAGCTCTATGCCTGGACGCGCTTTTTACAAGCTCGAAGTCCTCTCTGCTTATTATCGCCTCGTGTGTGGATTTAGCGCGTATCCACTTTTCGGGCGGGACATCGCGCAACTCTTTAATTTTATAATTTATCTTCTGCCGTTTTTTCTGTACAAGTTCACCTGTATATATCTCGTTATTGAGTATTCTGCTAACCTGTGCGTATTGCCATGTTGGCTTTCCATTATTTTTTCCTTTAAAGCCGCTAAAGAACCGACACCCGTTTAATTTTTTATATTCCAGCGGTGAAGGCACACCCGTTTCATTCAGCTTTTTCGCTATCCAATCGGCGCTGAACCCCTCTATCTTCCATTTAAAAATATCCCGCACCACTTTTGCCGCCGGCTCGTCTACTATGAGCTTGTTTTTATTTTCGGGGTCTTTTTTATAGCCGTATGCCGCGTAGTTCCCGACGTATTCTCCGTTCCGTCTTTTCGCGTCCAATTGACTGCGCACCTTTATAGAAATATCCCTGCAATACGCGTCGTTCAGTAAATTCTTGAAAGGCACGATTATCCCGTCCGAATCGCTTTCCGAGTTTATATTGTCGTAATTGTCGTTTATCGCTATAAATCTTACGCCGAGGGACGGGAATACCCTTTCAAGCATCCTGCCCATTTCGATATAGTTTCTGCCGAGACGAGAAAGATCCTTGACGATTATGCAGTTTATCTTACCTCTTTGCACGTCGTCCATCATTCTCTTGAATGCGGGGCGGTCGAAATTCGTGCCCGAATATCCGTCGTCTACGTATTCTTCTACCTGCATTAAGTCGGGACGGCTTTTGAGGTATAGTCCGATAAGCTCGCGCTGATTGGTTATGCTGTTGCTTTCGGCTTTATCCCCGTCCTCCGATGAAAGACGTAGATATTCGCCTACGTTGTACATCAATTGGTTGCTTTTTAACGCTAACATTTCTATATTTTTTGTTCCTATTTTTAACTATTTATAGGAACTCTCCTTGTAATTTTTCTGTACATATATTCGCTCTAAACGCAAAATATATCAAGTCATTTCGCCGATAATTCCCATTATATTCAGCCTTATTTTCAATAAATTTTGCCATTTTTCAGCCCCATTTTTACTGTGTTTTTACAGTTAATAATGGCTTTCATTTTCAATAAACCAAATGGTAAATGGAGCAAATATCGACCGAAAAAGACCATAAAAAAATTGCCCGTCAGATATTTTGGTATCCAACGGGCAGTGAGTATCAGTTATGAATTTTTAAGGATATTTATGGAGCTTTCGATTTGGTTTACAAGCCAAGCTTCAAGGTCTCCGAAGTTGGCGGTTAAATATTCTTTCACGTCGTCGGAAAGCTCAGAAAGCGCGATATCCTTCGCCTTGTTCAAAGCCGTGAGCTGCGCCTCATTATTAAAAGAGCCGCTCGCCTTTAAGCTTTCGACATAGGTCTGGAACACACTGCGCACGGCATTAAAAACAATATTCGTAGCCGTGGAAAGCAATGCCGTAGCCTTTTCGTTCTTGGTTTTAATGCCTATCCAGGAGATAAGTTTCGTCCCCGCCAAAGTTAAAAGCGGCAGCAACACCGTCGTTACCACCGCCGAGATAATGTTGATTAAGGTTTCATTCATGCTTTAATTCTTCCGTTAATTATTAGCTGTCTGTTCTATTAAAAATTCTTCGAGCTCGCCGCTTATCTCTGAATAATCCGCAAGCGCGCGTTTAAGCTCTCCGTTAGTCTTACCGTCACGAATCGCAATGCTATTTGCCTCCGTAAGCTCGCCGAGCGCCTTAATGCTTTTAAGTATTAAAACGTTCTCTTTCCTTTTTACTTCGTCTTTCTTTTCATCGAGTTCTTCTTTTCGCTTGAAGAACCTCTGTAAGAAAAACAGCGCGGCACCGCTAAGAACGCTCGCGCACACGCTAATTACTATCGACGCTATCATTGTTCTCCTCCTCGTCTTTCTGTTTCTCAGCGGGTTTAACCGCATTTGCTATAAACGCGGAGATATCGAAATCCACCTCCGCGCATAAATCGAGATATTTAGCCATGCTTGTCCTCCTACTGCAAAGACACGTTTAACGCACCCGCGCGGAAGATAGGTATATACCCGCTCGGCACGGACACGGACGAGGACAACGCACCCCACATAACGGGAGTACCGCCTGTCTTTGACGTGAATAGTCCGAAATGGGTTATAGTCCCCCAAGACGTTCTCGCTTCGGGAAAGAAGATTATGTTATCCGTATTGGATATCGCCCCGTTCGAAGCCGCGGACATAAGAAACGTGTTGCTTTGATTCGATGAGCCGATAAGCACTCTCGCATACCCGCCGTCCGAGCTTGGTTCGGTAAAGTTCCCGCCTGTAGCGTTAGGCGTAGTTGTCGACAGCGCTATATAGCAGGTGGAAGCGATAGACACGCTGCTTGACCTGCCAAAGAACGCGTTTAAAATTGAGTTTGCCGTACTTTGTGTAATCATTTTTTTAAAAAAACCTCCGTTAATTTTGTTTTATCAATCTTGCGCCCACATCGGTATACGCACTACTCGCCGCACGTCTGCCGAAGTAGGATATGCCCTGATAGGCGCTGTTCGTGTTATACGCCTTGCCGCTATACAGCGTTACATACGACGAGGAATAATCCGCCGCTCTATCGGCGAAATATGTGTTATATGCACTGTCATTTACAAGTGCTATCGGCTGTACCATAAACGGCTTATCGCTGTCCCAACCGAACGCAGATATTACGGGATATGACGGCACGACCGCGGGATTGAGATATGCCAGCTGTTCCATATTCGCCTCGCTGTCGGAAAAGAGCGACGGGTCCGCAGTGACATAATCTGCCGCATTCGTGCTCTTACCCACTATCCCGTCTATGAATTCGAGCGTATTGCCGAGAAAGTCCTCTATGTAATGATAGCGCATCTGCTTGTAATTCGGCTCATACCCGCTCGGCGTTAATATATCGTCCGTACCGCCGCAAGGTCGAATACTCGTACCGCCCGAAGTACCGCTGCCCGATACTCTGCCCGTCATTATTCCGTCCGAGTCCTTATTGGCAAATTCTATCAGCCATAGAAATAACAGTACCGTCTTGTGATACAAATCGAGCTGGGAATACCCATCGCCGTTATTCGCCGCATACGTTCTGAAACCGGCGCGAGTTAAGGACGTCGTTCGCGTAACTCCGCGCTTACTGCAAAGCTTATTATCCGACGCATACCCGCCGTACCTTCCGTAGTAGAACGGCGCGACTCTGTACCATGTTCCCTCGTCATGCGATGCGGGCGACACGGCTATATCCGTTATATGCCGCTTTTCGCTAACGCCGACTCTGAAATACATTTCGGGAAAGCCTACAAACTCATTGCCCAGCTCGTCCGTTACAAGCTCAGTTAAGCTCCAAGGGAACATGCCGTCGAAATCCGAGGTCACCGTCCCATCGGCATTTACTATAGCGGATAACGAAACGGAATCGTCCGTCCTTGTAAGAGATAGGCTCTCCTGTCCGTCAAGCCCAGACACGCCGAAGATACAATCTGAAGTGCAGAATCTAACGGCGTTGCTCAGGTTTTCCGCTATTCCCTCACCCGTAGCTTTTAGCGCGAGAGTGTGTACACCTTTTGATATTTCCGAATAGGTCGATAGGTCTAACCGCCAATCCTCCGTCCCGTCGTAGTCGATAGTAGACGCGCTCTCGCCATCGAGCACCACTTCAAACGCGGTTATGCCCGATATGTTCTTTACCACCTTTACCTTATCTCCCCCATCGAGCGCTATCACCGCGCCCGAAAAAGAAAAGCTTACGGTTACATCGTCTGACGGCTCGTACCCGTCGGCAAAGCTTTTTACCTTTACTTCAAACGTGCCATAGTTTTTTATGAATTCCAATAAATCGTATTCGAGCATAATATCTTTTACGTCTCCTCCAATGTAAACATAAATGCGTCGTTGCCGTTATTAACGCTTCCGTCCTTTCTGTATTTTATCGTTATATACGACTCTCCCGCAGGCACTACGAGCTTTACGGTTATAACGGCGGTGGTGCATGAGCCTTTGAAGTTTTTTAATACGTTAGTACTGCCCGTACTGCCGTCATCGGAATTGCTCAGCGATAACGTCTTGTTTATCTGCGAGATAATGCCGTAGTCATAATTGGTTTCGTTATAGTTGATGCAGCTTAACGTAACCTCACGCTCGCTGTCGGTGGAAAACGCCACCTTACACATAGCGTAGCTACTCTGAACGCCCTTATTGCCGCTGACGTAATACCCGCTTGAATTTAAGCTGAAGCCGTATGTCGCGTTCTCCACAGCCTCGACCGACCACGTAAATTTATCCTCATACACCGCCACCTCTTCGCCGTCTATATATACCTTCGTGATTTTTGCATATCTCGGCGGAGTCACGTATAGCGTATTACCCTCAAGCGTAACAGTCGGCCTTCGCAGCTTTTTGTTATCCAACGCCGCAGCGCATATCCTTAAATCGCCCTGCACCTTAGAAATGGTTATATCTCCCGTATAGCTGTTCCATAAGAAGTCGCACACTTCTCCGCCCATGGTAACGGTTATATCCTCAGGCAGATACACCCCATCGCCCGGCGAGAGCCTTGTGGAAAAGCCAAGTCCGTCGGATATGAGCGAGGCGGTATTCGATGACGTAAGTCCCGTCAACTCATAAGCTATGGAATGTATGTAGACGGATATGACGTTGGACGACGCGGAATCGTTAAACCCCGCAGCCGAGGCTGTAACGGCAAGAGCGCATAATCCGTGATAGCCAAGTCCCACGAGCGAGAAGGTATTACCTTTCTGCTCGGCAAGCTTATCCTCGCCGTTTAATATATTATAGCTTTCCACGAACGTGCCGTTAGTCGACGGGTTTGAAATGGTTATAGTATCGTTCGAACGCGATATGGAAGGCGCCCTCAGCTGCGGCATATTCCCCGCGCCCTTGAACGTACCTATAACCCCTGCCACGCTTACGCCCTCGGCTATGTTTTCGGGTATCAACGCTTCGGGCTTCTTTATCACTGCGCTCGTATACACCTTATCGTCAGGCGCGGTTATCTCCTCGTCCCCGTCCGTAAAGTCGGGAGTAAGTTCCAACGCGCTCTCCTCGCCCGATGTAAACACGGCGTTATCCCCGCCCGACGTTTTAAAGACTGCGCGGCGTATGGAGTAATATGTGACATAGTCCCCATCGCGGTTCTTTATGGTTATATCCTTTTCTCTCATGTCTCCTCACTGTCGATTAAAATCGTATCCTCCGTCTGCGTCGTTCCGTATATCTGATATATCATAATCGAGTTATCCGACTGTTCGGGATTTCTCCATGACTTGGGATCGAACGAAATATCCGCTCCCGTACTCGCCGCATGCGCCGTTTCAGTCGATAACGCTATAAACTTAACGGGCGAGAGCGCACCGACTATATCCGTCTTAAACGCCTCGGTTGCTACTTTCCAATCATTCGGCGGAGCGTATAGCGTGAAGTCCGTTTCTGCCGAGTCTATAGCGATATACTCTGCCTCTATGCCTATCGGCTCGTACAGGTCTATTTCAGTCGTATACATAGCCGCAAACACCGCCGACACGCTTATGGAAATATCGTTATCGAGCATAGATAAGGTTAAATCGGTATTTAGCTCAAGCTCCGTTAAAGCATATAGCTCCTCGCTCTCGCTATACCCTTCTAACGCCGCAAACCGCGCTATCGTTTTTAGCTCAGTGTTAGCGGTCAGCTCTCCCGCTCCGCACGACGTTACCTCGGACGGAGCAGCGCTCGTCATCTCGCTATCCGAAACAAGGAATCTGACGGTCTGTGCATTCATAGACGTATCGATAACTGCCGACAATGAGACATCAGACGATATGGGTATGGTTTCCACCGACAAAAGCGTTCCACCGTCACATTCGGCTTTTGAGTTGGTCTCCACAGCCATCGGCAGCGCGCTTGAGCTCAACGCATCGGAAGAAATAGCCGCGATTGACGAAACGTCTGACTGCGCATTAAGCGACGGATTAACGGTAACGGCTGAAGAAATATACCCTTGCATAGATGATCCGCTGCTCATAACCGCACTCGCCGCATTCGTCATATCCGAGGAATACATCCTCGCCGCATTATACACCGAAGAAGACATATCCGTGCCGCTATACTTTTCTATTACCGCAGAGCAGCTCATCGTTTCAGCCGAGTTATACCTTAAATATATCGGATTCGCCCGTTCGAGCCTTGAACCGCTTATCGAGTATGAAACATAGTCTATTCCTATACGCAGAGTAGGGACATTCTCCATCTCCCCTGCCGCCGACAGCTTATCCGTATGCGTTATGTCAAGCGGATAGCTCTGCCGAGGAGATAATATGATCGAAGGCGTAAATTCGCTGTTTGCTTCGCTATTCAGCTCGGTAAAGTCGACGTCAATGCTCAGCTCTGCCTGTGAGGCTTCTATGCGCAAGGTGTTTTTAGCATTAAGCGGCGAGCATAAGAGCTCAAGCTCCAAAGCCGCAGATGCCGCAGATACTCCGTTTGTGCTTGCAAAGATGCCGTCCGAAAGCTGTTTTAAATCCAAGGTCACGTCAAAGCCCGATAAAAAGACGGACGATACTCCGAGCGTTTCACCCGCTGCGACCGTAAGGGATATATCATCCTTAAACTGCGCAGATATATCCGAAGCAGCTGAGGCCGATGTTGCGGGGAACAGCTCTGCCGCAGGTATACATTTCCACTCTACGCTTTCGGGTGATATGCCGATTGCGCTATCCCCGTCCTGAAGCACGTCTATGGTTAAATTAAGCTTCCTTACAAGCTCTAAAAAGTATGAGCCGTAGACTATATCGGCATATTCCTCCTTAGACGTTTCGCTTACGCCGACGAAGTCCGTTCTGCCTATATAGCCGTTAAAATCAGTATTAAACGCCCACTGCCATGTGGTCGGCGCAAGGCCTTCTATATTCCTTCTTACGGAATTAAACCGTTTCGCCGTAAAATCGATAAGTCCGCCGTCTAACCGAGTGGCGGTATAGGACAAATACGTATTATCCCAATCGAGAGAAAAATAGTCGCGTATGCTCTTTACGCTATCCGCGATTTCGTTCCATATCTCAAAAGAGAAATCCGAGCATAAGCCGTTGGACGTCAACGCGGTATACGCCTTTTCCTTCCCCTCGCTATCCTCCCACGAAAATCCCGTATACGTATCGGGTAGGTTTAATTCCTTCATGCTTTAATTATCCGAACCTCGCTATTGCCGCGCCCGTATAGATATTTTTCATGACGGTATCCTTTACCACATACGCCGTATTATCGCTGAATCGGAAGAATATGCCGTTATACCCGCTCTGCGGCGTGAAGGTGCCGCTCTCGTCCGACGGCTCGCTGTTGCCTATCCATAGCCCGTCAGAAAATTTCTTTATGAGTCCGAAATCGGCGTATTGCCCGCTGCCCGAACCAAGCTGCACGAACGGGAAATCCTCGCCGTCGGTTGTATAGCCGAGTCTGAGCTTTAAATCGTTATCGCTGTTGAACACCTCAAAGCCGCGCTGAGTCATCTCGGAATATCCATCGGCAGAGGACGGCGAGCCCGCATAGTACTTCCCGCCGTATATAGTGGAATCGCCCGATAAGTACGCATTGCCATGGCTATCTACCTTGAAATTCCCGCCGATGTCTATTTCCCCGCCATCGATTGATACGTTGCCTACAAATTTATACCCGCCCGATACGGGGTCGAAATACAGCCTGTCGGACAGGTTGCCGTCCTCGTCCTTTGCCTGCATCCTGAATTCGTCCGCATTCATTATGACCCTTGACGTGCCGTTCTTGCCGACAAGAGTCAGTCCCGTCTCCTCGGATATCCTTATGCCATAGTAGCTTTTATCTATCCCTACGCTTTCCGTCTGCACCGCTATGATATCCGCTTCGAGCGTGCTGTTTTCCGCGCCTATTTCGAGAGTACAGTGTTTTGAGGTGAACGGTTCCTTCTTTATACCGATGAGTCGGACGTTTTCCTCTATGCCGAGCGGAGCGAAGCTGAGCTTTAATTCATCGCCCAAGCGTATATTATCCGCCGAGCTTAGAACGAGAGTGTAGCTCGGATTATCCTTACCCGAAGTTATCGTCTTACTTATGGATACCACGTTTTTATCTATCACCTCTATCGGCGTCTCGCTGCCTATATGCGTATATATCGAAACGTAGTTATTGGTAAACTCCGCGTCATAGCCATGCTCGGAAGCGAACGAAAGGATTATACTGCGCACGGTAGCCTCGCTCTGCACCGATAACGTAAGGCTGTCAATGGGCTCCACCGTGCCGACTCTGAACGGAGTATCCTTCAGGAGCTCAGTCAATATCTCCCTCGGCGTTCCCGTGTATATGAACGAGGTTTTTGAATAATCGGAAAGGCGGTACGATATATGCTCGCAGGTAAACGATACGACGTAAAGTCCGCTTTCGAGAGCTTTCTTTATAGTCGCCACGTCGTACTCGTCGCCGTTATACGTTGCGGTGTATTTTTCGTCGTCCTTTATCTTTTTTAAATCGCCGATTAAAAGAGTCTTGAACGAGAGAGTATGCACGCCCTTTAACGTCTCCTCCTCGCTACAGGACAGCACCTTATTTATAGCCGCGACAAATGCGCCGCTTTGTAATGAAAGCTGTATAAGCATATCTCAGGTCACCCCCAATGCGCGTTTAAGCCCCATATTCTTCCCGCTCTGTATTGAGCTTGTAGCCGAGGTTATGAGATTTCCGTCTAAGTAAAGCGGCACGGTTATTATCTGCGGCGTTATCCCGCCGCTTGCGCTATATTCCCCTTGGCTATATTGCGCGCCCTTAGCGTCGAAGGAGATTTCGTCCGATATGGCGTTAAGCTCCTTGCGTATACCGGTTGTATCGACGTTCGCTTTAATTTGCGCGGTTGCACCTACCGTTTCAGACATTACGTTCCCGATATTTCTTTCTATCTCCTCTACGGCTTCCACCGCTTCGCTGCCGCTATCCGTAAGGGACGAGGCGAGACCCTTTATCATCATCTCACCCATCCAGGCGAATTTACGCGACGGGGAATGTATGCCGAAAAAGTTACATATGCCTTTCCATAAATTGCTCGCCCAATTGCTGACCTTATCCCAAATCCAGCCCGCAAGGCTCTGTATGCCGTTCCACAGTCCCTTTACGAGGTTTTTACCCACCTCGGCAAATGAGCCGAAGCCGCTGCTTAATGCGGATACGAGCGAGGTTATTATCTGCGGCATGGCTTTTACAAGCTCGGTTATGACTGAGGGGAGATTGGTTATAAGGGACATGAAGAGATTTACTCCCGCGCTTATCATCTGCGGCAAAAAGCTTGATATGGTGCTCACCAGACCCGTTATTATCTGCGGTATCGCGGACACTATCGAGCTTATTATACTCGGCAAGGCGGATATGAGGCTCGTGAAAAGCTGTATGCCCGATGATATGATTTGAGGTATCGCGCCCGTGAGCGAGGTCACTATCCCCGTTATTATTTGCGGTAT